GTCTTTGGTATTAGTGAGTACTTACTAACTTATCCATTGACCCCCATTCGATCCTCATTGCATAGAATGGCAGGTGTGCGTGACCATGCAAATGGCATTGCACTTTTACCTGTTCTATACTGAAGGTGGGTTATGGATAACATTGAAAATACTTCCTTTTGAAAAAATTTATTTGTCATCATCTATATATAAAACTTTTAACTGGATTTTACTGATCCAGCCTTTAAATATCCCAATAAAAGTAATCCGGCAAGCCACTCAAAGAATCCGTATGCAATGGTAAGACCGAACAAAGTATTCAACGACCAAATGAACAAAAATGGTCCTAGAACTACAATGAAAATTGCGGTAATGAGAAATGCTATAGCATATCTCTTTTTTGCTTCAACATCATTCATATTATTTTTCCTATCTGTAGTCATCTTCAAATTCATCAAAGAAATCATCTTCGTCTGAAAAACTAGTTGGATCTAGATTTTTCACTTTCTGCTTAAACTTCATCTTATCTTTTTTATTTTCTTTGAGGGGTTTCTTACGAGGCACTTGATCTTCCTCTTCATAAAACTCTTTAAACCCCTTGTACTTTTTATCGGTCTTAGACATGTTAGTTTTCTGTTTCTCCTGCGAAAAGTTCTGGTAGTGCATCCTCAACAAGTTTACGATTAAATCCTTTGTATGTCAACTTTTTGTCTTTGATCATAATAAAAAGTTTTGCTTCATCTGGCGAAATACTTTCAAGAATGTCAATGAACAATTTTTCTTTTCGAAATGTAGTCAAATTGTTTTTTGCACCTTTGAGAAAGTAATGCACCTTCTTCAATTCTTTCGGTAGTCGATTGTAACCCCAATTTTCTGGCACCTCTAAAGGTTTGTATGGAGGCGATCCCTCTGGCAAATCAAACACCACATTCTTATGATAACACAACTGAAGCACGGTTTTCAAGTCAGGCTTCAATCCCGCAATCTCTTTTAATGCACCAACCCTTTTTGATGCTGGCAATTCTGAGATATGCTTAAGCAACTCAGGTACCGTGAAACGAGTAATATCTATAGCCATATTTAAAATTCCTGTATGTGTTCCATCAATAGTTTCATTCGGTTTTTGATGAAATAGTTAAGTATCTTATCTTTGCCTTTCACTTCGTTAGGCGCATGATAAGCGGTTACAATCTTTGTTGCATATTCTCCGGGTACTTTTGATAAATCAATTAGACTTTCATTTCTACGGTAATTACGCAACATTCGCTCATCGCAAAAATCTTCTGGTTCTTGCGTTACCCATATATTTAGTTTTTTCTCAACTACAGGCTTCTGACGAGATTCCGTGACAAAGGTATCATCGCTGGAAAGAATGTTAGGAATGCCGTCACCACGATCACCTTTGATAATGTGTTCGCGCAGGAATTTAACGGGATTCTGCTCTTTGAGAAACTTCTTTGCAATCGGACTATATTGATCTACATTTGAGAATTTTTGCAACTGCATAAAGTCTTTATCGCTGGAAAGAATTAGAATGTACTCCTGTTCGGTTGCATTCAATTGAACACCACGCTCATGACAAATCGTGCCAATTACATCATCTGCTTCAGTCTTATCAATCTGAATGACCTTGTATGGAAAGTTTTCGCGAATCTCATCTCGCACACGATTCAAGGTTTCAAAAATTAGATTCCAATCGTATGGAGATTCTTCTCTCGCCTTTTTGCGTGATGCTTTGTAGTATGGAAAGATATCTCTGCGCCAGTATTTCTTGTCATCGGCACAGATAATCATTTCGCCATACTTGTCTTTGAACTTCACATTGTACATGCGAATACTGTTCAGCACCATATGGCGAATCATGTTCTCATCAATACCATCTGCTTTCAAGCCAGGTTGCATCATGAGATTTGAAATCATGACTTGATTCAAGTCTAGTAAAATCATTTAAGCAATCCTTCAAGAAACTCTTTCAATTCTTTCTTGTTTTGTTTATCCCAATCTGAGATAACTCGCATTCGAATATCTGAATCTAGCCATTTAATCCATCTTTCGATGAATTCTTTATTGTCCTTCACATAATTCTCCATTAATTTATCACTCTTACAATAATAGTATCAGAATTCATACGGCCTGTCAAGTTTAATTCCTTGGTAGTCAATTCTGGTAGAATTTTCTTGATTCGAATCTTACCAGCACCCAACAAGTCTGGCAAAACAACCTCTGGCTTTCTCAATCGTTTGCCAATGGAAGTCTCTGCGTTGAAATTCTGTAAGGTGCTACCCTTGACAGTAATGCCTTTTGCATTGTCTGCATTATAGACACCGAGAAGTTTTGTCTTCGTATTGTATGCCCATACCTGTTGTGAGCCAATAATTTTCTCTGGCGATACGCTTACAAGATTTAAATCTGGAAACTCTTTCATGTAATTCATCTTTGCGACAACCAATGCCGCTGGCTTTTCTTTCACTTTGCGCTTTTTGCGCGTTGGCTTGTTTGCAACTGCACCAGCATTAGCGGCAACGACAATCGAATCAAGAAACTCTTTGAACTTACGCAATTCAACTTTGCTAAAATTTGAGTACCCTTCTTTCAATTGAGGGTCATCGGTGACCATTACTTCTTCAATCTCTTTCGCTCTTTCAATAAACACATCACAAATTTTATTCATCACAACCGATGACAACTTGCGAGACTTGAAATAATATTCCATATCGATAGATTTTTTGCAACCAGACAAAATGAAATCATCGATCATACCTTCAATCTCACCTGCTTCTTCTGCGGCTTTCTCGCGAATGCGATCCTGAATGCTTACCTTTGGCGTAGTATCTTCTACAGGCAAAGGATCATTCTTTACACTTTCATTTGCAAGTACTAAGAGATTGTTATAAGTTTGCTTGAAAAATTCTTTTGTCTTTTCAGATGGCGTGAAACCAAGAGTAAACATTCTCGATAGCCATCCAAACTGAACATTGTATTTTGATTCTGGTAATGACTTGAAAGATGCAATTACATCTTTGTCTTTCTTTACCTGCTTGAGGTAATCAAGTACAAATTCTTTTGCTTCTTTCTTTGAGTAATTGTAATTGTACCAATTGAATGCTCCGATTAACTCGGACTGTTCATTGACAACTGGCTTGTTGATCCAGTTTGGCTCAGCGCCAATTTCTGAAGTTTGAAGTTTTCTCATGATCTATTTTACATCCCCAAGAGTTATTACATAAATTCCAAGTGGTAATTACATTGCTATTGTTTTGATGAATCGTCACCAATATTTGATTCGTTTTCAGAAAAGATATCAAAAACCCTTTTATTCGATGGAGTTCTGGCAATTCGCCTTGCGCTACTATCTTCACTTTCTTGTAAGAATTCGTAGAGTTCATTGAGCCCGCCTATGTATTTTGTTCCGTGAAATATCTGCGGTACCGTTTTCGCTCCAGGCACTAATCTTTGAATTTGTGCAAGTGTGTAGTCTATACCATAGCAGTAAAATCGATACTCATAACCTAATGTAAATAATGCAAACTCTGCTTTTTCACACGCTCTACTATTGTGTGCGCCGTATATGAAAAACATTTAGAAAATTCTTGTTGATGTTACCACCCTCACATATTGCCCAGGATGAGAACGAGAGGTAATGGTTCTAAAAGTTCCATTGTCATCATAGGTCACTTGATACGCAATAATAATATCTCTAGAATGGGATTGTGATACAGGTTGGCAATTGTTTACTTGATGATATCCAACATGCTCAGTAGTATAACCAACTACTCTGCTTGAAGGTGATGAACCGACATGATATCCAATAGCCGCGCCTGCAATGGTCGCAGGTGTGCGATTGTTACCTTTTGCAACACTATTTCCGATTGCCGCACCAAGCAACAGACCGACAAGCGGTGCTGAAGGTGAAGGCTCGGTGACTTGAGTTACCGGCACATCTCTATACATCGGAACTTGATTTGAGGTACAGACATGTTGAACCACATTGTAATGTTGCTTTTCTACAATCGGCTCAACTCTGACAACAGGAAAGTGTCGAACAAGATCATTGTTTTGATTGTAGAGTGGGCTTGGAGAGTAAGAGTTACCCTGCGACCAAGAAGGTTCACTTTCTTTGTGTAATCTTACTTCCGCATTCACGCCAGTCGCCATCATCGCAATGGCAACTGCAAGGGCTTTAAGTTTCATC